AAAAAAATGAAAGGGACGGAAATTTTAAAGGGTTCGTTTACCATGCCAGTAGGTTAATACTGTTGAGAACATTGTCTCGTCTTTAAGGATATAATCCTTAAGGGTAACGTAATCTTTAAGATTGTCACTTGGAGGAACCTCGAAATAGTCAGAGTTCCATTTATCTGATTCAGAAAATGGTCCTGAGTAAAAGGAGAGGTTTTGTCGGAGTACATACAATGACGGAAAGTCTGGAAAGATATAATCTTCTGACTTAATGTCGAATTCAGGAAGTTGAAATTTGTACTTCTTGAATATCTTGTCAATGTGATGTGCTGAAACGGGATCGGCGGGTCTGAAAGCATCGTACACCATCTTGCAAAGGAGGTGAAATGCCATGTCTTGTCCACATGATGCGTAGGCAAGTCCGAGTGCTCTGGCAGCGTGTATCCATTCGCGTGATTCTGGAATTGGGCGTTCCGGAAATGCGAGCTGGGCAACGAGTTTGCCAATAGGTCGGGTGGGCATACCTTCAGTATTTTCGTAACCTAGAAAAGTGATCTTGGTACGAATATTAGTAATGACGGATTTTAGGATGGAGAGGACCATGCCATGACGCGTGGTTGCGTAGTCGTCAAGGAACTTAGCGAAAACGAGAATGCGTTCGAAATTTTGTTTCATGAAGATGAGGTTGTCATCACCAAGAACACAAAATAACATTTGTGAGCATTCGTCTTCTGTAAAGCCGAATTCAAGCAAACAGTCTGTAATGATATACATATTACCAAAAGAATCGAGATGTTGGGTGTTGAGGAGTCCGGAGGGGACGCCGCCATGTTCGCGAATGTAGGCAAAACCGTCAAAGGAAAGAAATCGTAAATTAAGGTAAAATACCGTAAGAAAGATGACTAGGTTGAAAATTTTGTTGGAAAAGGAGTGGATGTCTTGTCGGGTATCGGGATAGAGCCGGGTGGGCATGTAGCCATGTGATACTATAAGTAGTGAGGGAAGGTAGTCGAGGAAGAAAGCGATGATTACGTAATAGGGAAGACGTTGATCATACTGTGACCAGTCAAGTGAGATGTATGAATTGAAGTACATACTAACTCGGTTGAGGAGGTTCATTGCGCCGCGAAAGGTTTCGAGTCCATGAGCAACACATGATTGTGGGTTGCGAAGTTGAGCAAGTGCTGGAGTAAATAGCATTTTCTCAAGGTGTAGGAGACGATCGTCTACTGAGTAGACGGGGCGAATTTTCTTCGGTTCATCGGGATCGGCGAGTGAGATTTGCGTGCGTATAAATAGCTGTGCGGG